ATCCGCTGAGATATGTAAAGAGACTTGTCAAGAGTTTTTTCTCATCCAAAGTACAGATGGAGAATTTAACTCCGCTCAAAACATCCTCGCAGGCGACCGAAACGATCTGCCCATGCCACCAGTAGAGTGGCGCCTTTTCGATCGCTTCCTGGCGCTTCTCTCGTCGGCTTTCTTCGATCTTGGCAGGGTCTTTGAGACGCTTGTCAAACCCGCAATCAGCTTGCTCTAGGTGGGTTTTGGCGTCTGGCCGGACGCACGTTTCGATGTCATAGGCGACGACGATTTCGTTGGGACGGTTGAGACTCTGAAACATCTTATCTCCTTCATTGCTTCTCGGCTGTGTGGCACCATGCCCGACAATCCGATTGCGGAAACACTTTTAATTCAGTAGAGTCGGCTTGTCAATATTTTTGTTCATCGAATGTCAAGAAAAGGCTATTGACAAATGAGGGTGTGGAAACTAAACAAGGACGGGTCGATAACGATCGCCGGGATGCATGAGAGTTATGCGCAGGGGCAATACCGAAACATCATGCCCGCGTGGATAACCGACGCGCCGACCAAGCAGGATTTCGACGACTGGGCATCAAGGGTTCCGAGGCCCAGCGATAACTTCAAAGTAAGAAAGGATTTCGACTATGGACTCTACTATCGGTCAATTGCTGGGATTGGAGACGGATGGATCTGGGGAAGTGAGCACAGCGAGCATTCGATCGCGCCCCAAGCGGATTCGCTCATTAAGTATCTGCGAGAAGCTAACCGGGAGCGTGGTGTTCAACACGACGAGTGTGTCGGCTGCGGCGAGGATGTTGGGGATCAGTAAGGACACATTGTACCACCTCTATTGGCGTGCGCATAAGAAAGGAGTTTCGGAAGGCTACCCGAGGGGCGAGTACATGATCAAGTTCAACACCATCTCATGTCCGTCTTGCGGAGAAAGGATTCTGTGATGCTCTATATCGGCATTGATCCCGGTCTTCATGGCGCCATTGCTGCGATCAACGCGACGGATGTGATCGGCGTGTGGGATATGCCAGCAGGGAAGGGTTATCCTGAGCCGTATGAAACGTGGAAGCTTATCGACTCTATCGTCGGTGATAACGAGTTTCACATCGCCATCGAGCAGACGCAGACGAGGCCGGGGCAGGGTGTGGTTGCGTCCCATAGGTATGGGATCGGTTTTGGTGTGTTGATGGGGATCGCATACGCGCTAGAGCCGAAGTCTATCAGGACGATCTACCCGAAGGTCTGGCAGTACCCTACTTGGTCATCGTGGGGCGGGCACATGACAGAGGACGACGACACGAAGAAGAAGACGCACCAGGCGATGAGGCGGGCTTGGCCAGCGATGTATGTTCAGGAAATGCTAGTGACGGTAAACGGCAAGCTGATCGACGGTCGATCAGATGCTTTGGGAATAGCTACTTGGTGTAGAGAGGTGAATAGATGATCCGCTTTTTTCTCGGCTGTATTTTCATGATGGGAGTTTGTTTCTCATGGATACACTACAGGTTCGCGCCTCAGCAAACGCTGTTTGAGGTCGAGCTGATGAAGTGCCGGGCAGATCAGGAGCAAATGGTTTTGCAGTATGCGTCAATCATCGCTGAGGTTGCGAATGTCTATCATAATTAGCGGCGTGCTATACGTCTGCCTTGCCGCGGCGCAACAAGATCCCTGCGAGTACCACGAGCCGGAACATGGGTTCGGCCATGTCGCCTATTCGCGGTCGATGCCGTTCTTCGATCTGGCGCGGGAGGCATTGGCTGAATGTGAGGTTGTTCATGGGGAAGATCAATGCGAGCTGAGTTGCTGGGAGAGCAGGGAGGTGAACCATGTTGAGTAAGGTAGATGATATTAAACAGCGAATGGTCGAAGCCGGTTTTGCGGGAGACATCGTAGCTTATTGTGAAAACCTTGAAAATAAGATCAAACGCCTCCGCGCCGAACTCCACGACACACAGATACTCGCCGATCAGCGCAACAGCTACCGTGGCGCGTTGCATGACAAGATAGCGGAGTGTGATGAGCTTAAGAAGGAGCTTGCCGCCAATTCTACATTGCAACCTGAGATCCTTGAGTGGATAAAGTCTCGTCCAGCCGAGAGTGAGCATATTAAAGCTATAGTCGAGGAGAATGAAAAACTAAGGAAGGAGCTTGATTTTATGAAGGCCGCTACTTGTGTTGGTTTCTCTGATCCTAGGCTTGATGGGATGCCTTCACGAAAGCTAATTGACGATATGGTTTATTGCCTTGAGCAAGCTAGTTTTGGACTTCCGAATCCTAACGGCCATAGTGACCAAGCGGAAATAGATGCGGAAAATTCATTGAAATGGCTCCGACGGATGTGCGATGCGGGAGGTGAATCGTGAGCAAAACGCATAAATGGGTTTACGACCCTACAATCAAAAGCAAGTGGAAATGCGCCCCTCATCGCTGCGTTCGTTGCGGGATGATTGTCATGATGTACGCCTATTTCAAAGTTGGACCGTGTACGGGAGGCAACAAATGAAACTACCTAACAACCTGTTCCCAGAATTCGACAACCCAGACGAGATTCACCTGCTACCGTCAGCGGGTTATATGACGTACGACGATGCGATGAAATATGCTGCCGATAATGGAACACGACTCCCAACGAAGGAGGAACTGAACTATCTGATCGCAGTCGGAAAATTGAAGGCTGGTGATGGCGATATGTGGTCCTCCTCGGTCAATTCCTTCTTCCGTGACAACGCGTGGTACTTCTACAGCTACTACGGCAGCGTCAGCAGCGACGTCCGTAGCGACACGATCGGCGCGCGTTGTGTCGGTCGCCCCTGCGCTAATACCTTTCCCGCTGCGAGCGAAGCGAAGCCGGACAGGGCAGTCGAGTTGCTGGAGAGGATTGCTAATTCGCTTGAGGAGCTTTGCAAACGATGATGGCAGAAGAACGAATCAAAGAGATCATTGACGGATTGGTTCTGGAACTCATCGATGAAATCAGGCGCATGAGAGGTTGTGTTTCCGCATTCATCGACAAAGCAGAACATCCTGAGTGGTGCGATTACATGGTGTGTCACAACCGTCGTCCGTGTAGTTGCGGCCTGCGGAGACTGGCCGATGAATTTGGATTGAGGCGTTTGGCCGATGCGGGAGGTGAACCATGTTGAGTGAAGAACGAATTGAAAAGCTAGAAATCCTCGCCGGAACACACGTCGGACTAGCACGAAACGAGGTTCGTGAGGTTCTGGCTGAAATCCGCCGCCTCCGTGCTGAGCTGGAAGCAAACAAGTCAGCATTAGAAGCGGCTCGCTCTCATGTAATCAAACTCAATGCAGAACTGTTCCGGTATCGGGATGGGATTCCTGATAAACAGCATATCCGTGACGCAGAAATGGAATTGGCATTTTCACCGATGCACGACATTGTTCGCAGTTGGCTTAGAAGTGTGTCTGATATGGTGGTTAATGATGCACGTTTATAATTTTTTCTCTCATGACGGCTATTCTGTTGTTCAGGATATCAATGGATCTCTGTTAAATGGAGGTGCCTGTTTTCTCGAATACAAAACCAAGGATGATGATCTTTGGATGCTGGCAGAGAAAGGATTTACACCACCTAATGCGATTAGGTTTCGCGTGAAGAGAGAAGATGGCGCAATCCGACTTAGCAATGCGGGAGGTGGGAAGTGAACAATCAGATGTGGAAGATTCAAGTCCTAGTTCAGATGATCGCCGCCATGAAACATAGTCTTGGCCTGACAAACGAGGAAACAGTCGCTGGCTTGCTGATTGTTCAAAAGCGATTGCTTGGCCACGCCGGAAGGGGGTTGGACGAGTTGATTGACTGTATAAAGGCCGATGCGGGAGGTGATGCGTGAGTAGAACAATAACAATAGACGAAAGCAAATCTCCAAAACCCTGGTGGCCGGGTGATAGCCGTGTGGAATTATTTATGGGCAATGTTCATGAAGCACTAGACAGGAACGGCATAACAGGTCAATCCCGTGTCGATATCTATAATCGATGCTATGAAGCGGTTTATGCAGCTATCAAACACTATGCGAAAGAACCCAGCCCCGATGAGGTTAAGCCATGAAGAAACGGAAGCCGAGGCCGTTCATGTTGGGAGACACGCCGGAATATTGGTGCGGTCTTTGGGATGATAAAGAACGAGCTGTTATGTGTGCATGTGGCGCGTATGAAACAAAAGACCTCAAACGCCTCCGCGACTGGCTGACCAAAGCGATTGAGTGGGTGGAGGATGGGAAATGAGAATCGAGAAAAATGTTGCATACACCCAAGCGAAAAACTGTTGGTTGTGCATCCATGTCGGTACAAAAGCCTATTACATCGGACGACCGACGAAAGGCATGATGCGGCGCATTGAAGTAGCAACACCATTTCGATGGTTTCGTATTACATGGAAAATGGTTGGTGTTGTTAAAATAGCTAGACCCGGCGAATTTGTCGGAGCGGCAAAGGAAGAATCTACACAAGAGGTATCAAATGATCAACCTTGAAGAGCTTGAGAAATTGGCGAAGGAGTCTCTCATCGTGTGCTTTTCAAATGAAGATAAGTCATTCGTTCACTCGCCAGACACCATCCTTGCGCTCATCAAGGTGGTGAGGGCGGCTAGTGAGGTAGCTAGGGTAATCAAATACACACCAGATCACAAAGTGGCTTTTGCTCTTGAAATACTTGATGAAGCGCTGCGAGGTATCGAATAATGAGCCGCGAATTTGGTGACTTTTCTGGTGGATACTTTCACAACAAAATCGACTCAGCAGCAAGCGACTGCCAAGAAGGCAGATGTAAACTCACGCAAATGTGGGGAGAGTTTTTGATGATCTTCTCCGATGTATCGTATGAGATCAGCAATTACGAGGCATCTGATTCCGGCCTCTACGCTCCCATCATGGAAAGCATCGCAAAGATCCCGGCCATGAAAAAGAAGTTATCAGAGATTGACGACTACCTAGACGATTACAAACGAGTGGCCGAGGAAGCCTTGAGAGAATACTGCCAGAAGAAGGATGAAAAATGAAGCAATCAACACTCAGAAAAGCAGAGAAGAAGCGTCGCAAACTCAAGCGGCGAGCAGAGAGAAGTTTGTACTGGGAGAGGCAAAAGAGAGCTTCGATGGTGTACTACTTGGAAAGCGCTCCGTGGAGAGTTAGTAACAAGGATGTGAGAATTCAATTCGATGAAAAGCAAATTTAACATCGAGATAGTATCTTCAAACGACACAAGTCATCTTCCACCGGGTGAGTGGGTTCGATGGGATGATGTCAAAAAGATCATCGAATGCGCTGAAGTTGTTGCTAATCAGTACAAGCACTATCTTGGTGCGAGTGTGGTTGGTGACTTGAATGTCGCAATTTACAGGCTTGTAAAGACCTTTGGAGATAGTAAATGACCACGTACGACACGATCGAATGGGCAAAGACTAGTCGCCCGCCTAGAGGAACTTCTTGAGAAGGAGAAAGAATTGGCCATCCTAAAAACAGACTCCGTGACATTCACACCACCAGGACGCGACGAGCTTCTTAACCTCGCGCAATCTGGCTACACCTTCCCGCGCCTCTCGGATCGCTATGATAAGTCGGTCGATTGGATCCGGCGTCAGGCGGCGCAATGGCCCGAGGTGATGGCGATCATTGTGGCAAACGGAAAGAAGCGCCACGCCCATCAACGCCCTTTCGCCAATGGAGGAAAGAAAATTGTCAAGTGATTTTATCCGCTACTCTCCCAAGAGATCCGAGAAAGCAAAGACAAACGCCAAGTGGGTTTCCACCGACGCATATAAAGACAACTACGAGGAAGCGATGGCCGGACGGCTCACCTACACGAGAAAGCCCTACTGCCTGAAGTGCTCGGCGCCGATCGTCGACGGAAAACTCTGCCCCTGCGGCGCGACGACATGGGTGTACCGATGAAGTGGCGAGAGGGGATTTTCGCAATCTGCCCATTCTGCTACGCATCCAGGACGGGGGCGGGACGCAAAGAGAGTGGGGGTAGGATTGGGCGGGTTCATCACTACTCTTGCGGATGTTCCGTGGAGGAGTGGTACACGGAAAGGCGCAGGTACCTACAGTCTCACGTTACCGCGGCCTGTGCTGGCGGGTGTCTTGTCCTATCCCGCTCACTCTCGGCGATTGTGAATGAAAAAAACTTAGGAACCCTTGAGCTCCTAAAGGATCATCTCAGGATAGCCGAGAAGGCCTGTAACTTTTTGGCTTATCGGATGTATTACGCTGTCAAGGATTTCGCCATTATCAACGACAACTGGAGGCTCCCGCCGATCCCGCAAATTAAGTCGTTGACTAAGATAATGGTACCTGCGAAAAAGAATTTCCCCCGGTGAGCTGATAATTCAACCGAGGGAAGAAAGAAATAGCTGAGACAGTAGATAACCGATTGCCGGTAACTAGTCAAGCCATTTCCTTCTCGGGGACTGGCTTTTTTTTCACCACTAAACAGAGGAAGCGATGAGTAGGTTTGACAACGGATGGATCAAGATCTGGCGACTTAAAGAAAGCCATTGGCTCAACAAAGATCCCAAGGCCAGACTTCTTTGGTGGCAACTTTTAACCATGGCAACTTACAAGCCGAGCAAGATCAAAACGGGAGGCAAAATTATTGACATTCCTGCTGGAACCGTAGTGACTAGCAAGGCTGAACTGGCTGAGCTGTGCGGGTTCTCTTTGGACACGTCGAAACGCCTTATGAAACTGCTAGAAAGCACCCAACAAATCGCCCAACGGACCAGCCGACAAGGTAGCATCATAACCATTTGTAATTGGAGCAAATATCAGGGAAACCAAGAAGACGATCAGCCTACGGACCAACCGACAGACCAACCGATAGACCAGCCGACGCATCAGCCGACGGACCAGCCTCTTAGTGAAGAAGATAAGAAATTAAGAAGAGAAGAAACCCCCCTTACCCCCCGTGGGGGAATGACCCCTAATGACCTGATGAACATCTGGAATGAGAACCGGGGAAGGCTAAGAAAGTGCGCTTCGATAACCAAGCTTCGCAGGGGATGGGCTAACGCCCGCCTCCTGGAGTGCAGCGACCCGGAGGAGTGGACGGCCTGTGTAAAGGCCATCGCCGATAATCCGTTTTACAACGGCCAGAACGATCGGGGATGGATTGCAGACTTTGATTTTCTGGTACGTACCCAAACTCTCGTCAGGTATCGGGAAGGGTTTTTCAACAAGAAGCCAAAACGGGAGGCCCAGACAATCGTCTTTGAATGGGCTAAACCCAAATCAGAAGGAGGTATTCTGTGAAACTGAGTGAATTCGCTAACGCATGGAAAATGTTGGAGGATGCTTGGCCAAGAACATACACACTCATCTTGGGATCCGAGCGCTTTGCCAATCCTACCCTCTCGGCATTTATGTACCAACGGATCGGCGACAGAGTAGCCTTTGACGACTGGAAGGCCGGAGTAGACAGCATTCTGGCCGGCGGTGGTGGTCACGATCCCAGCGACATCATCCGCGCCATCAACGACGTTATCAACAAACGCGCTCGATCATCGGCGGCCGAGAGGAAAGAGCCCTGCGAGTATTGCCTCGATACTGGCTTTGTTGAGGCGCGGGATAAAGACGGGTACGATTATGCCTTTCGCTGCCCTAAGTTTTGTAAAGAGATCAGCAACAAGATCCCCATGTGGGGCCCTGATTATGAGACAGCCGGGTTTAAAAGGATAGTCGTGAACGGACAACTCACCATCTAAGAACTACCTACGGACGGGTGGGGCTAAAATCAATTTTAAGGCACCAAATCGCGAAGCTGGCGAACGAAAAACCCCCCGGGGCTACCGAGGGGACTTCCGATGATGAGAATCGATTATAGGCCAAGTTTGAAGGCTAGGCGTTTTCGCTTCCTCTCAGGACACTCGCCCTCGTGCCCGTCAACCTCGTTACCCGTCAACTTGCAAATGTAGTACACAGTCTCATCGCAATAGAGTACTTCAAGGTTTTCGCACCAATCGGCGATGCATGGGCACTGGAGCTTCATTTTTCCACCACGGCCACACAGAAAAAGTGGATCTTATACCCATTCCCGCCGATCGAGAAATGATGGCAATCCGGGCTAACCTCCCCATGATACTGGAGGTATTTCCCAAGCTTCACATAGGCGGTGAGCCAATCGGCGCGGATCGTCCCAGGCTTTTCACCCTCATGGCTGAATTCCCAAGTCCGAGGGTCAAGGTACGTCTTGCGCGAAATCTTAACCTGGTTAAGAGATGCCTGGATCTTCTCACACGCCCTAACCCATTCCATGTTTTCGGTGGTGTTAGGGTTAGCGACGTGGTCTCCGCCGAGCGCGGCCTTCATGTCCGGGTAGTCCGATACCGGCATGGAATGGCGGGCGCCCAACGGGAGCAACATTTTTTGACCAGCCGATATAGGGGAGCCGTCAACATAGTGGTAAACGACGGCAAAGAAACCGTTTGTGAAGGTTGCCATGGTATCCCCTGCCGGAAGCCGCTCAAGGTGAATGACTTGGGAATACTGGCGGAGATCGTCGGAAAACTTGGCGCACGTGCTGATGAATTTGTGAAACATGGTGCTACTCCTTTGAATCGTAAGCGTTTTCGTAACCGGGGATCGACTGGATGGCGACGCGTCTAAGGGACTCGCAGAACCGTTTTGCGGAGGATTCTTTCCACCCGACATGCTCACAAGACTGGTATTCATAATGGGAAATTGCCTTGAGAACGGCCAATGGGTTAACGGGCTTTGTCCGGATATCATGACGCCCGTATTTGTAATCACCACCGGGCCCCGGGGCATCTTGGGGCTTGCACGAATACCGGGCGCAAACGGACTTGATATTCTCATCCCAGAGCATTTGGGCTGTCTTGGCCTTGTCCGTCATAGTTTCCCACCCATCGGCGCCATACCAAGCGAAACCGGTACGGCTCAAGATATCGGCGGAGTCGATGAGGTATTTGATATCGGAACGATCAACAATGTAAGCGCTCATGGTAGCTATTCCTTTCAGCGGTAAAAATTCCAACTACGATCGTGATCCGAGGTGATCTCATACTCTTGTCGATCCGTTTCGTAATCGGCGCCGAGCTCTTTTGAAAGAAACTCCTCCGCATCATCGAAGCTATTAAATTCTTCTCCGAGGAAACAGACTTTTCCGGTCCAATCTTGAATCAGGTAGGTCATCTTAGCTATCCCTTTCGTTGGTTAAATCTCATGCTCAAAGCGATACCGATCGCCGCGCTTGACAACACGAACGGTCGGTATAAATGTCATGCCGGGATTACGGTAAACTTCAAAAACGTTAGGACGTGATGAAACGTGAAACGATACGAGTTCGGTTGTGCACCAGTATCGTTTGATTAGCTCCCGTATCCCGTCAATCGTCCCAGCACTAGCGAGTAGTTTGTATTTCCGTACCATCTTAGCTATTCCTTTCATCGCTGGGCTCCATCGCCCGACGCAATTGGGTATACCTAACACACAATCGAATGTCAATAGCTATTGACAGCTTTTTTTCGGGTTGTGTCATGATGGGGAAGGAAAAAAGAGCTTGACAAATGGGTTCATGCATTAAACCAATAGGTTAGGGGGAATTGGATAAGTTGTTGAGTATGCAGGGGATGAATGGTAGGGTGGGGGAGTATTCCTAAACCGCATAGCGGAGGGGGTGGTTGTCAATGATGATTGATGATGTTAAGAGACTCGCCGGACTAGGGCTCACACCAAAGCATATCGCGGTCCTGTTAGGACTAACCCCCCGAGAGATTGACAAGCTAGAGATCCTCTACCCTGAGGTCTCTTCCTCCATCGAGCAAGGGCGGGCTTCCTCCCTCGAGCGTCTCACCCAGAAGCTTATCGACCTAGCCTCTCAGGGTACCGATTTAAAGGCTATCCAAGCGGCCTTGGTGCTCGTTGGCGGGGACGCCTACCGCACCGACAAGCCGACTACCTCCATTACCAATAATACCGTCGTTGCGCTCCCCAGCCCGGCTGAGGCACTAGAGATCCTAAGGAATGATCCGGCGATACTCGAAGGTGATCATAACCTTATTATGGGCGTGAACCAGAAATAACTAACGTGTGTTCGTTTTCGGAAGATAATCCCCTCCCTTTTCGGGCGGGGGCGCGGGGGGAAAGCTAAGATGGTAATGGCGGTTTTGCGGAGCTCCCCCCAAGGGAGGCGAGTTTGGCGGACGTCTAGAGAAGGCCGGCAATCTCGCCACTACACCATCATAGCTTCCCCCTGTCCTAAAACCAACGATTGCACCGACAGGTGCACCGACGATGAAATCTTACATAGTTGCGAGACTGCTGGGGAAAACGGGTGTTTGGAAAACTTCATCAGCCGACAGCTGAACCAACAGACCATACAACCTAACTACGCGATATCACTAAAGCGCGTACCAGGCTACTCGCTCCGTAACTACCCGTTATCATTACTGGCTGGAATTAGGCAGGGTATCGGTAGATACACTTCTCCATTGAGTCTAATCAGGGGGCTCCTCGGCGCCCCCCGCCCCCCCGCCTTCACTCCGTATCGATCTCCGATCGTCCGGAGCCCTGTTGTCTTGGGTTTAGGATTAACATCACTTGGGGGCGGGAACGGGAACGGTTCGGAGGGGAAAGAATCAGGATTCGTCGTGTTTCTCCGAACCACTCCTCTATGATTAGTGGTTAAAAAATAGGCTGTCAACCAAAGATTTATTTGAAGTAGGTGTAACCCATGGCAGACAAAGCTTTCCTGTTAAAACGCGTTTCTCAGCTACAAGACCGTTACAGGGGCACGTACGGCTCCGAACTGACCACCAACGAGGTCGTTTCATACCTCAAGGCGCATGTGTATCAGCGTCAAATGGCAGAACTCGCCGTGCTGGATTCCATGCCGACGGCGGAGCTGCTGGAGACTCTCGATATCCTCTCGGCTCCTCCTCCGCCAGTGAATGATAACCATCCCGTCATGCATCAGGTGAATAAACCTCGCGGGCGCCCAAAGAAGGTCAAATGAGCGCACTACACCTTGCGGCGGTGCTGAGAGACTTGGCTAGCGTTTGGACTCCCCACGACGCCCAGCGGCACGTCCTGTCGTCTCTATTCGCCAACCGGAAGCCCATCGTCCTTGCTGAGAACGGGCGGAAGTTTGGGAAGACTGAATTGCAGGTGTACGCCCTCACTCGCTGGGCCATGACACGCCCGGGAGCGTACTATTACTTCGCCCCCTTCAAAACCCAAGCGAGGGAGATTCTCTGGGCTCCGGGGCGCCTCCAGACGTTCCTTGGCCCTCATGTCAATAAGTACGTTGAGAGTATCGGCGAGCAAGATATGCGGATCACCTTCCGCAACGGCTCTTTCATCAAGGTGGACGGCACCGAGAACTATGACGCCTATCGGGGAGTAAACCCCCACGGTATCGTCATCGATGAGTTTAAAGACCATCGCTACCAGTTTTGGGATGCAATGGAGCCAAACCTTGCGACGCACCAAGCTACGGCCTTCTGGGCAGGTACTCCGTCCGAGACTGACGAGCCGTTTATTGCCAAGATTACTGCCATGGCCCGTGAGTGTCGGGGGTACTACAACTTCCCCACCGAGTGTAACCCGCATATCAGCAAGGATTGGCTTGAGAACAAGAAGCGTCAGTTATACGCCTCTGGGGATGGTGCCGTATGGGAGCGAGAGTACATGGCGCGCCGGGTGTTTGGCGGAGCCGGTGCGATCATCCCGATGTTTGACAGGAAGAAGGTTGTCCGCCCGTATGATGAACTCATGAAGGAGGTTGATAGAGATGCCCATAAGCTTGAATGGATTATCACTTGCGATCCCGGCACTGCTTCGGTCTTTGGCTTGCTCCTGTCTTGCTACAATCCGTATCGTAAGACTCTGTACCACCTTGACTGCCTCTATTTGGAGTCCCAGGCGGATACGTCGTGTAGTCATGTTATCCCTAGGCTCCAGTCAATGCGACTGGACTATCCCAAAGCGGAAGAGTGGTTGCAAGTCTACGATGAAGCCGCGAGTTGGTTCGCAGCAGAGGCAGCAGCAACTTATGACGAGCATTTTATACCCACCCGCAAAGCCCAGCACAAAAAGGAAGAAGGGCTCTCGCTCATCAAAGACCAGTGTTTAGACGGGCGGGTGTTCATCTCTGATCGCTGCGAGAAGTTGGCTTGGGAGGTAGAGAACTATGTACGAGATCAGCATGGCCGGATACCTAAGCATCGCGATCACCTTATTGATTGTTGGAGGTATTGCAACGCGGCCCTAGGCTTCAGCCTCTTGGACGAGGAAGAGCCGGAGGCTGTTGAGGACGAGCGCAGGGCGTTTACTCCCGATCAGGATTGGGAAGCTGCGAGGGGCGGCGACTTCGATCCTGTCAATGATGTTTTCACTTTGGAGGATTGATGTTAGGGTTTTGTGTAGGATTTACCATCTTTGCTTTCTTGGTGTCTTTGGGCTCTCTGGCTCTTTCGTGCTGGGCGTTGATGGAGGTGTTTGCGTACAAGCGCAGCACTCATCGTGTGCAGTTTGTCAGCGCTGACGAGATGAAGCGCGAGATGGCCGAGGACAAGGCGTTGAATAGCGAGGTTGCCGAGACGTATGGGCGGGCTATGCGTTTGGCGTTCAATGAAGGGGATGACGAGCGATGAACACGTTTGATGATGTTGACGATCTTGTGCAGAGGAACGAGAACCAGCGGGCTTTCTGGACGATCGACCTTAAGGACGAGGACAAGCTGAGAGAGTGGGTGGTTGACAACTGGGACGCCCTTCTCAGGTCTGATATGCCCCGCGTTCAGAATATCATTGCGAACATGGCGGCGTATCGCGGGGTTCAGTACAAGATCCCTACGGCGCAGAGTCGGCTGAATGATATCGACCCGATCGCCAAGGCGCCGAGGTACTCGGTCAACCTGATCTATGACGCGATCGAGCAGGAAGTGTCGAAGCTGACGATCTACCGGCCTAACGTGAACTGTATCCCCACCTCATCGGATAATGACGACGTTACGACGGCCAAGATCGGAGACGACCTGATCGAGTGGGCTTTTTACAGGGAGAAGATCGACAGGCACTTTGAGAAGTTGCAGCGGGATAAGAAGATCATCGGCGAGGCGTACATGATCCCGAAGTGGGACGAGGCGCGTGGGCCGATGGATCCTGACTATGTCGAGGCAAAGCGCAAGAACGGCGGGCGGGTTCCGCTGATCGGAGAAGATGGGAAGCAGGTGGTCGGCGTTGACGGGGATCCGCTGTATGTCGACACCCCTCTCAGGATGGGCGATTTCTATTTCGACCATATCTACTCTTGGAATATCCAGTTCCAGAGGAAGGCCAAGTTTGAAGACGCCGAGTGGCTGATCTATGTCGAGTATTGCGACGCTGACGAGCTGAAGGCGCGCTACCCCAAGATTGCCGACAAGATCAAGGCCACGGCGATTGAGAGTCTGGTGTTCAACCCAGAGACGTTCGACAGCAACGACTACAACAACAAGACAGAAGTCTTGACGCTGATCCACAAGCCCTCTGAGCAGCTTGCTCATGGGTACATGGCCAAGGTGACGCGGGACGTGGTGCTTGAGTGTGGGGATCTGCCGGATTACTACCGGGCCGAGGACGAGTCTGGGCGGGCTAGTTTCCCGATCGTTCGCCTCACGGAGATTGACCCTCCCGGCTGTCAGCGGGGGTATTCTGCGCTGGATTTTGCGCGGCAGCTGAACAATCTGTACTCCAATTTCACGAACATGATGGCCCGGGCTATCTTCCACGGGGCGCATATGAAGTGGATGGTGCCGAGGGGTACGGCGAAACTTGAGAGCCTTGGGAATGGCGATACGGTGGTGCAGTACAAGGGCGCGATCCCGCCGCAACTCGCCGCACCGAATCCCGTCTCTCCGGCGTTGTGGCAGGGGCGGGAAGCGCTGAGGGGCGACTTTGAGAAGACCTTGGGCTTTAGTGGCGTGGCTCGAGGGGCGCCGCCTCCCGGCGTCAAGGCGTGGCACGCTATTCAGTACTTGGACGAGCTTGAGAACGAAAAGCGCAACAGCTCTATCGCCAAGCACAACCAAGCAATCGTCGACGCCGCCGGGCTGGTGTTGAAGATGATCGGCTGCAAGTACGACAACAAGCGGATCGAGCGCGTGATCGGCCGGAACAATGCCGGGGATCTGAAGGGGTTTGAGCCGAAGAGCCTTGAGAGCATTTACTGCATCAAGCCGCAAGTTGGTTCGGCCTTGTCTCGGCAAAAATCCATGCGTGTTGCGCAGATCATGGACATCAAGCAAACATTCCCGGCGTTGGTTCCTGATGAAGAAGTAATCAACATGATGGGATTCGGCGATGAGGAAGGGTTCCGCAATGCCGCTACCGTCTCGGTGCGCCTTGCCGAGTATGAGAACGCCCAGCTGATGCGCTCTAAGAAGGTTAAGGATCCTGAGACATTCGAGAACCACATGGTGCATTACGGGATCCATCGTCGCCTCTTGGAAGATAAGACGTTTGCTCTGGAGACTGACGAGTCGGTCAAGAAGAAGATGTACGAGCACGTAGAGGCCACGGAATTTGCTATGTATGAGATTTCAAAGAAGAATCCCATGTACATGCAGATGATCCTGACGCGCTTCCCGGACTTCCCGGTGTTCTATGACTTCGCCTCTCTTGGGGAGCCCTCGCCGATGCAGATTGCGATGCCTCCTCAGCAGCAGCAGGTTGCGCCTGGTGGCTCCGCGACTCCTGCGCCGATGGGAGTTGACGGGCAGACGCAGCCTATTAGTGACATGGCCACAAACCCCATGGACGCAAACGCCATGGTGGAACCTAAACCTATGATGGAGGGGACTATCTGATGAAGGGCTTTGAGAACTCGGAAGTTGGTGCGCAGGTCGACACGGCGCCTACGGGGCAAGTGTCGTTTGACGAGATTGAGCAGGTGGTTGAGAAGGTAGAGGCCGAGGCCAAGGAGGAGAAGGCCGCGGCGAAGGAGCAGGTTAAGGAGACGGCAAAAGCCGTTGTCGAGAAGTTACAGGCCAAGGATGGGGAAGACGGGGCTAAGGATGGCCCCTCCACACCCTCTCAGGATTCCGCCCGTGGTGCTTTGAACAAGGCTATCCGTGGGTACAAGGGTGAGCAGACGATCGAGTTGGATCCGGATACCGAGATTGAGTACAAGGTTGACGGGAAGGTCGAGCGCGTGAAACTCGCCGATCTCAGGAATAACTACTCTGGCAAAGTTAACTGGGATCGCAAGAATAACGAGTTTCATGCCGAGAAGACGAAGTTTGAGAGCCAGCTTAAGACGATCAACGAGCGTGTTGACAATCTCCTGAAACTCTCGCAGGAGAAGCCCGAGGCGGCGTTGATCGAACTTGCCGCCCTCGCTGGAAAGAGCCCGGAAGAGTACGCCAAGATGTTTGCCGGGAGTATCGAGGCCGCGCAGAAGTGGCAGGACATGTCGGACGTTGAAAAGCGGGCGACGATGGCCGAGCTGGAGAATCAGGCGTACCGCGATCAGAAGAAGCGGGAGGAGGAGCGCCTAGAGCGTGAGCGCCAAGAAGCCGATCGGCGGTCTAAGATGGATAACGTCACTAAAGTTTTGGGCCTTGAGGCCGATGAGCTTGAGGGGCTGGTGAGTGACATCCAGCAGCACGCCGGGATCGCTAACCCTGAGCCGCAACACGTTTACACCGCTTGGGTGTACAAGTCGGTTCACGAGGCGCTCATGGCTGATGCCCCCGACTCTCTTGGCCAATTCCAAGAGGCGGCCAACGTCATTTTATCCAGCAACTTGACAAGTAAGGAAGATATCAGGCATATTATCCGTGAGGCATACGCCGACGACAGCACCCGGAAAGTGGGAAGGAAGGTAGCCGAGAAGGCTAAGGCTTCCCAAGCCCCTCAAACGGCAAGTGCGGCAAGGCAACGTGAGCTTGTTTCATTTGACGAGATCTAACTAATTTTTGAGGGGTAATACCATGACCGACTTCAATCTGACCAATTCCAGCAATCTGTTCAAGATCAAGTACGCGAAGCTTTCTGAGAACGTGTACAACAGCGCCACGGTTCTCTTGGGCCGCATCAACAAGACCTACGACTTCGTTGGGAAGCAGAAATTCCAAGCCATTCCGACCGGCTTCGCTGGTTCGGTTGGTTCGGGATCGCTCCCCACCGCCTACATCCCGCCGACGGAAGGCGCGGTGTTGACGGCCAAGAAGGTCTACGGCGTTTGCACCGTCGACCGCGAAGCCATCCAAGCCGCTTCGTCGGACGAAGGCGCTTTCGTGCGTCAAACGAAGTTCTCCGTCCAGAAGACGGTTGAGAGCTTCATGCGCAACGCCAACCGCATCCTCTTCGCCGATGGCACGGGCGCTCTGGGCCGCGGTGACAACACCACGAACGTCTCCGGGACGGGCACGTCTGGCGATCCTTACGTCGTCGTGTTGAACACGGACTGGGTTGAGGCGAACTTCGAAGAGAACGATTACATCAACTACGACAGCGAAACGACGCTGTTGTTGGTTGACGAAGTCATCCCGTCGACGCGCCAAATCAAGCTGGTCGGGACGTCTGTTGGTCTGGCGGCTCTCACGGGCGCTGGCCCTGTGCCGAACACCAAGTACTTCTATATGCAAGGCTCGAAGGGCAACGACCCCATGGGCATCAAAGGTGCCTTGGACGCGACCAGCTCGACCTTGTACGGCGTGACCGTGGCTCGCCGCTGGCAAGCCTACCAAGTCGCCGCTGGCGGCGCTGGCATCACGACCGACATGATCAACCGCGACATTCTGGCGATCGAAAAGCGCTGCGGCAAGTTGCCTACGATGGCGATGACGAGCTACACGCAGTTCGCCAAGATCCTTAACCTCTTGGAAGATCAGAAGACCTACAACCTCCCGGCGCGTTCCGAGAGCTTGAAGGGCCAGATCTCCTTCAAGGGTGTTGAGCTGATGACCTCGTCGGGCCCCATCCCGCTGTTCGTCGATCGCTTCTGCGACGGCGACCGGATGTACTACCTGAACGACAACTTCATCACCTCTGTGCACCGTCCTGGCTTCGGTTGGTTCGACGATGACGGCACCGTGTTCCTGCGCGACGCTTCGGCCGACACCTACTCGGCGCGTTACGGCGGGTACTACGAGAACTACATCGTCCCGACCTTCCACGGCGTTCGTACGGGCTTGGCCGTCTAATAATCCTAGAGACTAGGGTATGGGGGTATCATTCCCCCTACCCTTTTCATGCTTAAAGGAGCAAACAATGCTGCGGAATATGCAATGTGTCCAGCGTGGTGTTCGCACCATCTTTGTCACCATCGACGGCTCTGCTGTCGGCGGCGGCACCTTGACGACGGATGGCGTGACGGTTGGGGCGCAACACGTGAAGGTTACGGAAACCGGCAACGGCGCCTACACCATCACCTTGAACGAGCCGGGAACCCGAGCGTCGTTCGCCATGGCTTCTCCCATCACCGATAACTCTATCGTTTACATTGGCGAGTGCCTGAAAAACACCGTCAAGGTGACGCAAGAGACGGCCTCGACGGGTGCGGCGCTGGCTGATGCCGACTTCAACCTCATTATTTTCGCCATCGACGCGGAGGATGAAACCTAATGACTACTCGTATCGCCAAGGATTTTGAGCAACCCGTCTACAACTGTGAATTTGCCTTTGCCACCGGCGCGGCGAATCATAGCACCGTGACGATCTCTGTGAAGGACAAGGCCGGGAACGCGATCGGCGAAGTTATGCCACTCTTGGTGTGGTTCTCCGATGATGTTGCTGGTCAAGGCGAAGCCTCGACTGGCCCGACCAACTTGGCGTGCGCCACGGGCGGCGGGACGTACCTGAAAGAACTCACGGCCAATCAAACGGCGATCTGCTTGACGAACGCCGCTGGCCAGTGCGTGTTGGATGTGACGGACGCCGTGACGCAAGTGTACTACGTCGCTGCCGCGCCTATGGCCGGTAACAGCGGGTTCGTGAGCGTTAGCCGGGTTATGTCTGCTGCCGATTTTGGCGTATAATTGAATAACAGCCTCACTAAGACCAGCCTTAGAGGACTGTAGGGGGACTAATGAGCACTGCTCCTAAGGGCTATTCTACTAGCCAAAAGTTAGATCGTCTGTCTGCTGAGTACGCTTGTGTTAATCCTGTGGGGCAGAATAGCAACGGGCTGGTGGTAAACGCCAGCCTGTTCGTTTTCTCTGTCGGCACAGATCAGGTTGACGCCGGTTCTACGACCGACACCATCGTCGCTGCCGCCCATGCCGCGCTGAGAGGGGATGTCATCCGCTTCACCTCTGGGGCGTTGTCTGGGGTTTCTGTTGCGGTGGCCTCTACCACGACAAACAACATCATCTTGGGAGAAGACCTGTCGGTTGCGCCGACGGCCTTGGATGATTTCGTTATCCTTCGCTACATCAATCCGGTCGCGAACTCTGTCGGAAGTCTTTCGACGGCTCTTAGCTACATCCGTGATGGTCTAGCGCAAGACGTTATCGAAGACACGGTTACTCCTGCCAACAACCGACCTCTGCCGGTTAAGATCGAGTCGACTTCTGGCGAGGTTAATATCACTGCGGGTGATCTCAATGTACAGATGGAACATGATGGCGCATCTCCTGCCTCTGTTCGTATCGGTGATGGTTTTAACCTCCTGGGCATTACTGGGGATCTTGAAGCGAAAGTAAGGGTTAACTCGACTGCCGGGTTGACCAAGGCGATCGCACCTACCTACAACGACTACGGGACGACTCCCGTGACGACGGCGGCCTATGTCGAGCTTGTCGCCTCGACGGGAGATCAGATCCGCAAGGTGCAGATCTTCGATAGCTCCGGGGAGACCTTGGAGTTTGCCACGGGTGCGGCTGGCGCCGAAGTGCCGCTGTTCTACATCTTCCCGGGAGGGGTTGAGACTCTTGTGGACATCCCTCTAGGGACTCGTCTTTCTCTCAAGGCAGTGACGGCTAATGCCACGGCTGGTTACTTTGCGATGAACGCTTGGAAATAACTAATATCGCCCCGCGAGGGGCTTTATTACTTACCCACGGAAAGGGTAACTTATGGCCAACACTAGCTCTATCTTCAAGGGATCTCGTGCGAAAATCTTGGCCAAGGATGGTATCGGCCTTGAGCTGAACCAAGACCTTCGCATGACCGATGGCGTTACTAGCTACGACATACAGCCAAACATCAACACCGGAACCCTTGAGGTAAGCCTTGAGGGGACGACATTTGCCCAGATCGGGCAAAGCTTGATGGCGCGGATCAGAAACGACGGCGTCGTGGTCGCAAAGGCCGCGCTGGTCTACTCTAGCAACGTCTCAGGCCACAAGATCATCGTCAAACCGGCGATTGCTACGAGTGCTGGTCAGGTGGCCGGGGTTATTGGCTGGACGACAAGTTCTCTCGGGACGAACGTCGATGGATACGCCCAGATCAGTGGTGTCTTGGATAACGTGAAGACAGACTTCGACTCTGACGGTAACGCCCTGTCGGTCGGGGATCTTCTCTACGTCTCGGCGAGTGTTGCGGGTGGATACACGAAGGTGGCTCCGACCAATAAGCGCCTCGTCGGTGTGGTGATGGAATCCCATCAGACTCAAGGGAAGATCCTCTGCCAAGTTAACCCTCCGGTGAGTCTCGAAGAGATCACAAACGTAACGATTAGCTCCGTGGCTGACCTTGATATGTTGCGCTACGACTCGGCTTCCGGGACATGGCAGAACTTTGAAAACCCTTCGAACGACACGCTTGAGCCTACGGGTTTTGTCGACCCTGCCGGTGTGGTAATCTCCTACGACTCGGGAGATCGTACCGTTACCCTCACTCACGGCTCCGGAACCATCGAATACTATCAAAATGGGGTCAAAAAGACCAAGACGAGCCCGTGGACGACGACTCCCCACACAAACACGACCGGGAATAGCTACTTCTTCTACATCGACTCGGCTGGCGCGAGCCAGTTTACGACAAACTCCTTCCCGGGGTTTGAGCAAGTATTGGTGGCCTATGTCTACTTCGGGGCGACGGATAAGTTTGCCGTCCGAGAGACTCACGGGCTGATGCAATGGCAGACTCACGACGAGCTCCACAGGACGATCGGGACGTATCTTCGCTCCGGCGGTCTTGTCACGGCTGGAAGTTATGTGCTGGACACAAACACCGTCGATGCCGTAACTCCTGCGGTCGATGTGGCTGTTGTCTCTGACGAGGATCTCGACTCGACGATCCCCGCGTTTACAAACGGATCTACATACACCCGAGTTCACTTTGACTCCGGATCTGCCGTGTTTACTCCCGGATCGACCTTTCCATATCCAAACGACGGGACGGATATCCAGTACAACCAAAACCCACGTACTGGAACGGCTCTCACGGCGATGACGGTCAACAACCGCTGGGTTAACGTCTACGGGGCTTTCGTCCCTGCGACGAGCGATGCCGGGAGCCAATCCTACCGGATCATCTGGATCACGGGGCAGCAGATCTACACTACCCTCACGGCTGCCTTGGCCGAGGATTTTAGGGGTCTGTATCTCGGAAACCTCGCCTCTCTGTTCTCCGAGTTTGTCCCCTACAT